ACAAAAGATAGTGAGAGGGAAAACTGCATGAGCTTAGACGTCGTAACAATTGACAGAAGAACTTCGCAAGTCCTGTTCAACGACTCGCTCTTTAATTACTCACTCTTTTTGAGAAGAAGCATTTTGATCGCTACCATCCAAAGTTTTAATTACCTTTGCGAGACAAGTAGCTTGATCCATGGCACCAACAAAGCTATTTCTATGCTCTCTTTTCTTTTTCAGCTGCCTTTTATCTATGGCGGCTTCGAACTACGTGGAGGAGCTCTCGTTCTTCCACATTCCCGCAAATCCAAAAAACGACGGACGTTTAACAAACTCCTCGCTGACAATGGGCTATATGCCCTCAAATTGGGTGATCGAGGAACGCCCACTTCCACAAATATTCAAATCACCGCTGGAGGAAGTTACTTATACAAGTATATTCAAAACCCTCTGGCAGAAAATATCAGGGGACATGCAGATGTCTTTGAATTTGGCAAAAACCATTTCAAAAGACTACTTAACGCGTGGTGCCTGCATCTCTCGAGACGCAATTTCGAGCTTTATCCAGTCTTCAGCCTGGGCGATAACCTGGCTATGGTCCTGGATTCTCTTGCGGACAATCTCGTGGGTTTTGCAGGTATTAATCAACAATACCATGCTTCTGGTTTCCTTAGGATTGCTAGGGACTTGCACGGTCTTTATGGCGAAACTGCTGCATCTACTGTTTGGCAGCTTTTCGGTTTGGATCGTTGTCCCTGTGTGGAAGACACTCCGTTTCCTAACATCATCCTCCTCCAAGAAAGGATCGAAAGTGAAGAAGGAGAAGATGGTGAAGGGTTTTGGGAGCTATGATATGATGATGTCCCCCCCCAAAAACTGCATTTTGGAAGTAATGCATGACAATGGTCAACATTCCGGATATGCCAGCTGCGTGCTTCTAGCTTCTGGGGAACTCGCCCTACTAACAAGCTTCCATCTTTATGAAGACGCCGACTCCGTTTACTCACGTAAAACTGGCAACAAAATCCCTATTGGGGAGTTTAAACCTATAGCAGGCTCCCAAAATGGTGATTTGCTACTCTTGGCAGGGCCCCCAAATTGGACGGGCTTGCTAGGTTGTAAATCTGTCCAGTTGATTACAATGAAGAGTTTGGCTGGAGGCGATGCTAGAATCTTTTACCTAAAGAATGGTGAATGGTACTCTGGCGTTGCCAAGATTCAAGGACGCAACGAGAGGCATGGGTTCAATTTTGTAGACGTCCTCTCGAACACTGAACCTGGTTTTAGTGGAACCCCTTATTTCATAGGCAACAAAATTGCAGGGGTACACACTGGTGGCTGCGCAGAAGATAATGTAAATTTAATGGCTGCCATACCAAGTTTAGATGGGATTACCGCGAGTCGGTATGTATTCGAAACCACAGCCCCGAAAGGGAAAATCTTCGACCAAGATTTATGGGAAGAGCTGCTGGAAGAGTTTTCGATGCAAGAGGCGAGAACTATAATGAAAAGAAAAGCCTACATCCCTGAAGTCACCCAGGAAGCTTCTCCCAAAACTCCTTTAAACGGGGAGCGCGGCGCCGTCCGCGGAACAACCGGAAACGCCTCCACCCCCATGAGCAAGCCAGAAGATGGCGAGCTTATGGAGAAAATAATGGCCCGATTGGTAGAGAAAATAAACACCAGTCATATAGAGGAGGAAGCCGCAAGACTTATTGCCCGGAAATCCAAGACAAACAAGCCCCGCCGTTCTCGGCGCAGGAGCAACGGGCAACATGGAGGAGAGATCAAGCAAACTCCTTCAGGCAGTTCTTCGAAACCCAATACAACTGGGAAATACCTACCACCTCAAAAGAGGTTCCAGGGTTCGAAGCTTGCGGAAAAATTCCCCAATTCTACCACCCAAAGCAAAAACAACAGGGTAGATGGGGTGAAAAAGTCGTCGCCGAGCACCCAGAAATGGGTCGAAAAGTCTCCGGTTTCGGCTGGCCAGAGTTTGGCTCGGAGGCTGAACTGAAATCCTTGCAGTTACAAACTGCAAGGTGGCTCAAACGCGCTGAGTCAGCAAAAATCCCTAGTGCTGAGGCTAGGGAGCGCGTAGTTCGACAAACAGTAGAGGCATACAAAAATGTTAAATCACATTGCCCTGCTGTCACTAGACTTGGGCAGCTGAGCTGGGATCAATTTCAAAAATCTTTTCAAGCTGCTGTCCACTCCCTCGAGTTAGATGCTGGAGTTGGCGTTCCGTACATTGCGTATGGTCTCCCCACCCATAAGGGTTGGGTTGAGAATAAGGAGCGTGAACTTCTCCCAGTTTTAGCTCAGTTGACCTTCGACCGATTAAAGAGGATGTCGGAGGTTAACTTTGAGAAACTCACAGCTGAGGAGTTGGTTCAGTTGGGTCTGTGTGATCCAATCCGACTTTTTGTTAAGGGAGAACCACATAAACAGTCGAAACTTGATGAGGGTCGCTACCGCCTTATCATGTCTGTTAGTCTAGTAGATCAATTGGTGGCCCGGGTTTTGTTTCAAGAACAGAACAAGCTGGAGATAAATCTCTGGCGAGCTATACCAAGCAAACCCGGAATGGGGCTTTCTACGGATGCCCAAGTGGCCGACTTTCTGGATAGTTTGGCCCAACACGTGCAAGTACCAGTAGAAGACTTGGTATATAACTGGGAAAAGCACGTTGTTCCAACTGACTGCTCCGGCTTCGACTGGAGCGTTACGGACTGGCTTCTTGAAGATGAAATGGAAGTTCGTAACAGGCTAACCCAGGGCAATAACGCTCTCACCAGACGTCTACGTGGATGCTGGTTGAAATGTATATCAAATAGCGTTTTGGCCCTTTCGAACGGGATCCTGTATGCACAGCGAGTTCCGGGAGTTCAAAAGAGTGGAAGCTACAATACAAGCTCCTCAAACTCTCGGATTCGCTTCATGTGTTCGAAATATGCAGGCGCTTCCTGGGCCATCGCTATGGGGGATGACGCCTTAGAGTCAGTTGACACGGACCTGGACGTGTATAAAGAAATCGGGTTAAAAGTCGAGGTTTCAGGACAACTGGAATTTTGCTCTCACATTTTTGAGAAGCCTGACCTCGCCGTTCCGGTAAACGTAGGGAAAATGCTGTATAAACTTATCTACGGTTACAATCCGGAATGTGGTTCTATCCAGGTTCTCAGGAATTACATTGATGCCTGTACCTCAGTTCTAAATGAATTAAGGCATGATCCTGAGCTGGTAGCGCTCCTCCACCAGTGGCTTCTGAATCCAGTGTTGCCACAAAAGATATAAGAGAGGAGAATATAAGTAGCCCAGTAAAACGTTGTTGCGATAGCTGGGAACTTTAGACAACTACACAAGTAGCGAAAATTGATTACAAGTTTCTTGCAGGTTTTGCCGCAGGCTTTATTACATCAATTCCAATATCAATTTTTGCTATATACATAATCTACCTAAGAATCTCCAAGCACGTGCGCGAAATCGTTAATGAATACGGTCGTGGGTAGGAGAACAATCAATGGAAGAAGACGACCACGGAGGCAAACACGGCGCGCTCAGCGCTCTCAGCCAGTGGTTGTGGTCCAAACCTCTCGGACAACACAACGCCGACCTAGACGACGACGAAGAGGTAATAACCGGACAGGAGGAGCTGTTTCTACCAGAGGAGCAAGCTCAAGCGAGACATTTGTTTTCTCGAAAGACAATCTCGCTGGAAGTTCCAGCGGAGCAATCACGTTCGGGCCGAGTCTATCAGACTGCCCAGCATTCTCTAATGGAATACTCAAGGCCTACCATGAGTATAAAATCTCGATGGTCATTTTGGAGTTCGTCTCCGAAGCCTCTTCCCAAAACTCCGGTTCCATCGCTTACGAGCTGGACCCACACTGTAAACTCAACTCCCTTTCCTCAACTATTAACAAATTCGGGATCACAAAGCCCGGGAGGAGAACGTTTACAGCGTCTTACATCAACGGGACAGAATGGCACGACGTTGCCGAGGACCAATTCAAAATCCTCTACAAAGGCAATGGTTCTTCATCGATAGCTGGTTCTTTCAGAATCACTATAAAGTGCCAATTCCATAATCCCAAATAGGTAGACGAGGAACCCGGCCCTAGCCCAGGGCCCTCTCCCTCTCCACAACCCACACCCCAAAAGAAATATCGTTTCATCGTCTATACTGGTGTCCCTGTGACCCGTATAATGGCTCAATCTACAGATGATGCCATCTCCTTGTACGACATGCCGTCTCAACGGTTTCGTTATATAGAGGACGAGAACATGAACTGGACGAACCTCGATTCCCGATGGTATTCCCAGAACAATCTGAAAGCCATTCCGATGATAATAATACCAGTCCCTCAAGGTGAGTGGACTGTGGAAATTTCGATGGAGGGGTATCAACCAACCTCAAGCACCACAGATCCTAATAAGGACAAACAAGATGGTCTTATTGCATACAATGATGACCTCAACGAGGGTTGGAATGTGGGGATTTACAACAATGTGGAGATAACCAACAACAAGGCCGACAACACTTTAAAGTACGGCCACCCAGATATGGAACTTAATGGCTGTCATTTTAACCAAGGACAATGTCTGGAAAGAGATGGAGATTTGACTTGTCACATCAAGACTACTGGTGACAACGCCTCCTTCTTTGTTGTTGGACCCGCTGTCCAGAAGCAATCCAAATATAATTATGCCGTCTCGTACGGAGCCTGGACAGATCGGATGATGGAGATAGGGATGATTGCCATAGCACTTGATGAACAAGGCTCATCCGGTTCCGCAAGAACAAAAAGACCAAAGAGAGCTGGGCACTCCATGGCAGTCTCCACCTGGGAGACTATAAACTTACCGGAGAAGGAAAACTCCGAGCAACTCGAAACCAGTCAAAGACAAGACTTTAAAACTCCTCTCATAGCTGAAGAGAGTTCCGACGATCTGGACGTCGAAGAAAGAGGCTTGCCCCTTCCTGTTGAAGAAGACATTCCCGATTTTATTGGAGATGACCCCTGGTCCAACATATCAACCAGGGAACCACAGGAAGAAGAGGCGATGTCACAATCGAGTGTTCTCAAACCTCAATTGAAGCCTCCTGGATTGCCAAGACCACAACCGGTTAGAACGATACGAAGATTCGAACCAACGCCGGATTTGGTGGAGGCTTGGCGACCCGATGTGAACCCCGGATATTCTAAACAAGATGTGGCAGCTGCCACTATTATTGCCGGAGGTTCTATTAAAGACGGCCGTTCTATGATTGATAAACGAAATAAAGCAGTGTTAGACGGTCGCAAGAGTTGGGGTTCCTCCTTGGCTTCCTCCTTGACAGGAGGGACGCTCAAGGCCTCCGCAAAGTCGGAGAAGCTTGCTGCACTCACAACGAGTGAGAGGGCGATATACGAGAAAATCAAACGTCAGCAAGGTGCCACCCGAGCTTCAGAATATCTAGAACAACTTCTGGCTGGCAACAACCCCGACCCAAGGCTCTGAAGGGATACAGCCTGACCCTTTCCGGTCCTGATGAACCTGTCCAAATCATCACCGTCAAGCCCGTGACATTAAACGAGGAACGACTCCGCAAGGATAGGCAACGAGTGTTCTACGCTGGGACAATTCCCTACGGCACTTCGGTGC